GGCACAGACACGGCGTTCGTACAGAGAACCTTCCCAGCCAATGATTAGTTGGTCCGGTCGGGCAGGCGCGCCATTTATTATCATAGCGTGCGTTCGGCCATCCTCAACGTAGCTCATCCCGGATCTGAAAGTTTTTAACCGGGATTCGCAATACTGATGCAGATTCGTCTGCACGTTGGGATCTTGGGACATTGCATCGATGGCGTCTTGGATTCCTATAAAATAGTCCAAGAGGAAGCTAAATGGTACAGCCTCCCATACCACCCCCGCGTTCAAGTCGAGACCGTAGTACTTCCGCATAGCAGCCATTTTGTCGCGTACATTATACATGTAGTCGAACTCCATGGTAGCGGTAAATTGGTCCTGTTGGAACCAACCCCACCCAGCGAAGTAGTAATTGCTACCCTTCACTGCAATGACTCGATTATCACTTCTCGAAATTTCTTCCGAGTAGTGTCGTCGATTCATCTCCTGTCCCTTTTCACGGAACCGGTGCTGTGCGTCTTGTACAGTGCTCTGAAGTTGGTTATAGAGGGTTGCTAGATCCATGATAGTAGGATCAATCGCGAACCGTTTAACCAAGAGAGCTTCGGCCGCAACTCTAGTGGATGCTGAGACAGTAGCAAGGTACTTCTGTAATACATTTCCCTTGGCTACCTCTCGTTTTGCTCTGTTGATCATCGACCTAGCACGTTTTAACGTTTCGACGATTTTCGCCGGACGTAGTGCAGAGATCGCATTGGCGATGTCTTTGAAATCCTTGAGCTCATAAAGAAAATTGAGCGCTTGGAAATCGCCTTCAAAGCGAGGTTGAAGCGTCCACCATGCGCGGTTCGAAGCAGCTTGTGACTCTCCCCAATTAATGTCAGATGCAACTTTTCCTGTGAACGGGTCGGAATACTCAGCTCTGGAATCACTCCAGTACTGACGTTTATACCGATCTACATAGAGAGTATTGGGATTATTATATTTCTCAATAGCTCTTCCGCAAGGATGTTGCACTGCTCTGGATTTCCAGTTCTTGACCGAGTTAAACTTCGGTCTAGGAAATCGGGTTGAGTCAAAGACCTGGGACCCTATGAAAGTAGAAGGTTGGAGCCACGTATCAGTGGCCCTCTTCCCCATACCTTCGAAATAGAGTTCGAACATCCGAGTATAGTCGCCCTTCGCCACCCAGGAATCACCTGTGGGCGTCGTAGCGGTACTAACACCGTAAAACAAGGCGTCGGATGGTAACCCAAAGTCCATTGACAAAAGCTGCGTCTGGTGTTTCGTGTCCATGACCTAATTTTTACCTCCTGTGTCTAAGAGTGGCTTGCCGGTCCCGGGTACATCCCGG